AACCAAAAGGACTACTTGGTGCTGGTAAAGGTGGATTAGTAAAGAGAGAAGATAGAGAGTCTGCACTTGGTAAAAATCCTACTAATAGTGATAAGAAAGAAGGAAATCTTTTAGGACCAGCTAGATCTACTGGTAGAGCGAGAAAAGGTGGTGGTCCTGTTGATATGGGTGGTGCCGTATCAAAGGGATTAAATAAAGATGCTTTTTTCCAAGCAACAACACAAGGAATTGATTCTTCTACTGGAGAGTATTTAAGTAGAGAAGATAGAATTGCCAAGTTTAAACAGGGAATGCTTGCTGATAGAGCAGCAGATACTGCTCCCGCAATTAGACCTGATATTGGTGCTGATATTGTCGCCGCAATGGCGAAAAACACACAAGCAATAATTACTCTTGTAGATACTACAGAAAAACAAACGCAATCTGGTGTTAATATTGCCGAAAAACAGGCACAAGCACAAGATACATTATTCAGTCGTCAAAAAGCAAGCAAAGAAGAAAAGGCATTAGAACAAGGTGAAGATCTTTCTGGATTCATGACTCCAGAAAAAATCATGAAAGCCATTAAACCACCTAAGAGTAAAGATGGTGGTGGTGAAAAAGATGGCAAAGGTGGAGGATTGCCATTAATGGGTGGCGGAAAAGGATTGGCGGGTAAAGCTGGCAAACTTCTTGGTCCTGTTGCAAAATGGACTGCAATAATAGGAACAGGTCTTTTAGCTGGAATGAGTCTTGGCACTCATTTATGGCATCAAAATAACGATAGGAAAAAAGCAAATGCTCCTAAGACTGATAGATTAGGTAATTTATTAGATGATGATGGAAATGTAATTTCAGGACCATCTGCTCCTACTCAAGATGAACAGTTTGTTGATAATGTTACTGGTGAGAGATATGATCCTCCTCTACCAGATATAGAACCTGCAAAAGATCCAAATAATAATCCTGGTTATAATCAAGGTGGTCTAGTATCAGGTGGCAAGGCAAATCTAGTTGATGATGTGCCAATCAATGCTGATGAAGGCGAAGTTGTGATGAGCAACCGTGCTGGAAACATGTTTGGTAGAGATACTCTGATGAGTATGAATACTATAGCAGGTTCAACTAACACTCCATCTTCTGGTGGTGGATATGCTGAGGGTGGTGTAGTTGGCATGAGTCCCAAGCTCAGAAAGATGTATAAGTTGCTTGGTGAAGGTATTATTGAAGCACAAATGGATAATAAAAAGGAAGTTGCTGAACTTCAAGGTTTGGGACTTAAAAACTATTTTGAAGATAAGAATGGTTTTGAGAAAATGGGTGCAGGTTTAAATAATTTCTTTTCTGATGCTAAAGACGCTGTGGGTGGTGCTTTAAGTAATTTATTTGGCGGAATTGCAGATCTTTTTACCAGTCCTGCAGACGCTGCTACTACTACCCCTAGTCTTAATTCTGGTGGTGGACAGATGAGTAATGTTGCTGGAAGCACAGCAGAAAGAAATGCTGCAGCATTCTTATCTACCTTAGAAGGTGGCAGTGGACAGAATGCTGCGGATGCTATGCAAGTAATGCTTAATAGAACTGCTGATGCACAAGCAGGTGGTTCTATGAGTGCATACGGATCTACTTTGTTTGATCAAATTACAGGCAAAGAACAATTCTCACCATTCTCTGCAGCAATTTATGGAACTAGTGCTGATCCTCATGCTGCAGCAAAATATGGTCCACTAGCGCAGCAACTTGGATCTAGTCCAGAAGAAAGAAAGCAAAGATTATTACAGATTGCAGGACAACCAGATGGAATGCAGCAATTAGAAAAATTATTTAAGGGTGGATCTGCATCTGCTGGTGGAGAAGTCCTTAATGATTTTGCCACTGGTGGTTCTTTATCTCAAACAGCTGCTCAAGGTATTGGATCTAAGGTATCCTTTAGGGGATATAAATCTGGTGCTGGAGATTTTAATAGAGGAACAGGTGGAAATTATTTCTTCGGTCAAGGATCAAAGGGTAAAGTAGGTTCACTTAGTGATGTTTCACAATCACCATCTGGTGCTCCTGCAGCATCTCAAGTGGGAGAACTACCAGATCCAGAAGCTGCTAAGGGTGGTCAAGATTCTAAGATTGTTTCTGCTTCTCATCCAGATACAGGTACTGGATATACTGTAGAGGGTCTTAAAGACGAACAAGGTAGACCAGCAGTATTTTCCAGAGGTGGTGCTTCTGCCTTTGCTAGAATGATGAAAGATTCTAAGGGTATTGTCAAAGGATCTGATATTACTAGTAGTATGAGAAGTAGAGCAAAAAATTCTTCTCTTCCTGGAGCATCACCAACGTCAAATCATTTGACTGGTAATGCAATGGATATCCATGGTGCATCTAAAAACTGGATAATTGCAAATGGAGCAAGATATGGTTGGAAACTTAATGATTATCCTGGATCACATGGAGGACACTTTGACTTTAATGGTGCTGGTTCAACTGACTTAGCATCAACATCCAATGCTCCTACTGCCGGTGGAGCATCACCAACAGCGGCATCACCAGCAGCAGCAACTGTTGATGCCCCTATGACAAATTCATTTGGAGTAAATCTGGCAGATTTTCAATCTGCATCGGCAAATACTGGAACACAAATGATGGCGACTTCAGCACAAGTAGCATCTGCTAATCGTGGGGGTGGCGGATCGCCTACAATTGTCAATAATTACTATGGTCCTGGCGGCGGTCAACAAAGTGGAACTGGATCTCCAAGTAGTGTAACTACTGGTATTGATATGAATGCTGCAGGTCTTGGTGCATTTCAAGATTTACAAATTAGGACTTTGACATAATGGCACAATCACAACAGTTTCAAAATACATTTGAGTTTTCTCTTAAAAGTGTTGCTATAGCAGCACTAGGAGAAACAGAAGGGTATGAAATCAAGCAAATGGTTGGAACTTTCAGTTATGTTGAAGGTATCAGTAGTCCGTTTGTTGCAGGAACAATGTCGGTTGTTGATAGTGCTGGATTGTTAGCAGATCTTCCTATACAAGGTGGCGAGACTGTTAAGATCGTCGTGGATACTTCTTCTGCAGATGATCCACAAGAATATGTAATGCAAGTATGGAAAGTAAGTAATAGATATGCTAAAAACCAAACACAAGCATTTACATTAGGTCTTGTATCTGTTGAAGCACTTAATAATGAATGTGTGAGATTAATGAAAAGATTGGAAGGAAAACCAGAAGAGATTATTGCTAAAATTTTACAGGAAGATTTAAATACAGACAAACCATTTGTAGTAAATTTGAATGGTATGACATCACCAACTCAATTTGCTGTGAAAATGCTTCCTACAAATAGGAGACCATTTGATATTATCTCATCGTTGTGTGTGAAGAGTGTAAAGATTGATAGTGGTGGATCTGCAGGAAAAAACTCAAAATCTGATGGAGATAGAGATAAAATTAGTGGATCTGCCGGGTATTTCTTCTGGGAAAATAAGAGAGGATATAATTTCTTCGCTGTTGATGATCTATTAGATGCGAATGAAGAGAACACATGGGGTCCATACATCGAAAAACCAGCTAATCAATCAGATGGTGCAGATGATAGACTTACAATTTCTCAAGCAATATTTCAGTCTGAAGTTGATGTTATGTCTGCTATGAGGAAAGGAAAGTATTCTAGTCTTATTGTTTTCTTTAATCATTCTACAGGTCAGTATCATGAATATGATTATAGTTTGGAAGATGCATATGATAGCATGAAGCATCTTGGAGCACAAAATAAACCATCTTTAATTAAATTTGGAGATAAGTCTATTTCTGATTATCCAACTAGAATTGTATCCACCATTTTGGATCATGAATCATGGTACAATGAACCCGGAATTGCATCTTATGAAGAAGAAGATGAATCGGAAGAACCAAGTGAATTTTGTGATTTTCATAAACATTTTGCAGCACAGTCTTTAATGCGATACGAATTACTAAAGCATCAAATGGCAACAGTTGTGATTCCGGGCAACTCAGAGATCTGTGCAGGTGATAAGATCAACATAAAACTTGTAAATAAAGCACCAGGTGCTAGAATCAATGATGAACCATACGATCAAGAAAGTAGTGGCATTTACCTCATTGAGGAAGTAACACATACTTACGACTCTGCAGCAAACGGAAACGGTAAGTTTACAACAACCTTAAGATTGATGCGAGATTCGTATGGGGACATTGAATCAAACCACGGCACTAAATAAAAACGTAGAAGCAATTACTTATGGAAAATATCGAATCACATATTGCTAAGGACAAAGAGATCCTTGACAATCCTATGACTTCTCCCAACCAACGTCGTCATATCGAAGGTGAACTTCATGACTTGGAAGAATATGTAGAACATCACAAAGAAGAAATTGAAGCAGGAGATCATCACGATCCAACTGCACTCGAACTTTATTGCGATCAAAATCCATCAGAATTAGAATGTTTAATTTACGATGATTAATTAATATGGATCAATTAGTATCACAGTTGATTCCTACTCAGCGCATCGGAAACGATGGGTTCAATTGGTGGGTGGGTCAAATTGAAGGAACTGCCACTGACGAAACAAATAACAAAGGTGGTTATCGTTTCAAAGTTCGTATTGTAGGAGATCATCCTGGTAAAAAGGAACTCCTTGATACGGCAGATTTGCCATGGGCAACTGTGATGATGCCTGTTACAGTTCCATTCATTCCTGGTAATGGTGGTGGAGCACACCCACAACTAGAGACTGGTTGTTGGGTTGTCGGTTTCTATATGGATACCGAGAAACAAAAACCTATTATTATGGGGTCTATTGGACAGACTCCTGGTGCTACTAAAGTATTTACCGAGAGAACACCAGATACCCCACCATTTGTTACAGCAATTCCACAGATCAACGCACAAGCGGATGGTCCACCAATTCAGAAAGATAGTGGTGGAGCATCTACTGAAAAAAACACAGCAACCGGTGGATTGTCTGACGGCACTAAGGATGGAGATGGAAACTCTAGAGTCAATACACCACCAAAAAAAGTACAACCAGTAAAAAACAAAACAGCAGTATCTGAGGATTGGTGTCAATCAAAAGCAGAGAAGTGTGATGAAAATGATATGACATCGCAGTTAACTGGAATTATGGGAGAATTCCTTGCTGCGGTACAAGATAATGGTGGTAATATTGGTACATACTTAGTCAACCAGACAACAGGACAGTTAACATCTGGTGTTAATTTGGCACGAGGTTATGTTAACAAAGCGATGCGTGTAGTTAGCGAATTTGTCGCTAGGGTAAAAGGATTTGTCATTGAAAAACTTAAAGCAGCAGTCAATGATCTAATTAAAGCATTATTGAGACCATCTGAAGATGGCAACTCTCTTACACCAGTTACAGAATTTTTCAATAACTTACTAGCGAACTTGGGATGTTCAATGGCGGATCTTGGTGATCGTCTTGCTAAATTCCTGACAGATATTTTAATGAGTTATGTTGAGCAGATTTATAAATCTGTAGCGTGTCAAGTTGATGCTCTTGTTAATGGCATCATGTCCAAGATTAATTCATTGATGAATGATCTTCTTAGTCAAATTCTTGGTCCAATTAGTGATATCTTGGGAGCAATTGCAGGACCACTAAACATTCTTGGTGGTGCAATTAATTTTGTATTAAATCTACTTGGAATTTCATGCTCTGGTCCAGATAGATCATGTAGTAAGAAAAAGGCAGTTTGCACAAATGGGGGAGAGGAACTTGAAGACGAAGGTGATTTCTTAGATCAATTATTATCTGATATTGATAATTTATTCCCCGCAACTGGTGCAGATTATACTCAGTATGTCTGTGATGATGCATATAAAGGAAAGAGTTTACAATTTACAACTATTGGATTCACTGGTGGCGTCCCTAAGGGAGGTAGTAGTGGTAATAACGGTGGTGGCGATTCTGGTGGGGGATTAGAAGATCAAGATCCTGATAATGATGGTGTAAAACAAACAGAAAGAATTACATATGACATTAAAAATGTAACGGTAATTGAAGGTGATATTGCTAAATTTGTAGTCACTAGAAAAGGATATACTTCAGTATCCTCTTCTGTGACATATAAAACATTGAAGTATGCTGGTAATGCTACAGAAGGACAAGATTATATTCCAGAAAATGGTATTTTGGGATTTTCTCCAGGAGAAACTGAAAAAACAATACAAGTTCAAACTTTGGTTGATTCTGAAAGAGAACAGGACGAAGACTTTAAACTTCTCATACGAAAGAATACACCAGCAAAAGGAAGTAAAGTACAGACAAAATTCATCAAGAGTCTTGCTACGGGAACAATCACTGAAAAGAATGTAATAGAACCATCTGATCCATATACAGGATCTCCTACAAATCCAATATATGATCTTCCTGATGTCTTTCCTCCTTCAGTAACTGATCCTACTGATGATGATGGTGATGGGGATACAACTGGACCAGATGTAAATGATCCAAACCCTTCACCAACAGATGATGATGGAGATGGAATTGATGATAATACTGGAGTCGGAATTGTAAAAACTGTTAGTGTTGCAGCAGATAGAGATACCTGTCCAGAAGGAGAATTTATTGTTTATACAGTAACAACAACAAACTATGTGAATGGAGAAATTTTATATTACACTCTTTCTGGTAATGATATAACTTCTGATGATATCATTGGTGGAAATTTAGTTGGAAATATTGTTGTTAATGACAACAAAAGTAAAATTACGGTAGGTATTGAAGATGATGGTGTTGTAGAAGATGCAGAAGTTCTTAGATTGACTATTAATGGGACAGGCGCATTTGATGATGTTGTGATTATTACGTCATCTGATTTAACTGATGATGGAGAAGGTGAAGGACCAGGAACTGATACAGGAGAGTTTGTTCCACCAACTGTTGTCGTTGATGAGGTCATTACAGATGATAATGGTGGAATCATTGATATTCCTGTATCCAATCCTGGTTCACCATGGGCAGAACCTCCATATGTTTTCATTACAGGAGAAGGTATTGGTGCTACCGCAACTGCTCTATTAGATAGAGATGGTTTCCTAACAGAAATTCGTGTCAAATCTAATGGTTTTGGTTATAAGAAAAATCTCCCAGATGATAATGGGAAGAGATGTATTATTGATTCACTCACTCTTATCAGACCTGGAATTGATTACAAAGAACCGCCAACTATCTACGTTAATGGTAGAACAGATGTAGCGGAAGCAATTATCAATGAAGATGGGTTTGTAATTGGTGCTAGAATTACTGATAGAATAACTACATATCAAAAATATCCAGAGATTATTGTAGTTGGTGGTGGTGGTTATGGTGCTAAACTACTACCGTCTCTAGCATGTCTAGATACAGATGCACTATCTAAAGTCGGTTCTACTAAGATTGGAACTGGTCGTTACGTTGATTGCCCATAATGAACCCACAAGCTGCTTCCACGTATCCTACCACTATTGCTAAACCTACAACTCCCGATGAATCTCAGGAGTTGTCGGAAAATCCTAGGTTTAGAACTTGGTATAAGGGTACTTTAACACGATCCGAAATATATGAGAGAGTGTTGCCCGATAAAGAAACTAAATCACTTCGTATTGATGGACCAGAAGATTCTACAATTCTTCAAAATAATCTAGGTCAGATAAAAATTATTACAGGACAAAAAGATACTGAACGTGGTCCTGGTAGTGGAAAACTATGTATTCGTAGTTGGGGACAACAACAAAGACACGAGCATAGATCTAATTTAGAGTTTAATGCAGGAGATGACACAGATGAAGGTCAGGCATTAAATGTGTTATGTTATGGTGATTATGTTGAAAAGACAACTGGCGGCACCAGATATATCAGAGCACAGAAGATTGTTATCGAAGCATCAGAAGAATTGCTATTGATTGGTAAGACTCAAGTCAACATCCAAGCAGGAACTGCTGGCGGTGGTGCTATTATCATGAATGCTGGTAGTATTGAAAGAACTGCAAGTCAGGATAAAGAAATTATTACTGGACAGAAAATGACATTTGGTGTCAGTGAAGAAACCAAAGTTCAGTTTGATCCAAGAGCATCACAGAATATTGTTTCACCTGGTCATATCAACTGGAGTATCTTAGGTGATTACAAACAGTGGATTGGTGGTGTTGAGCAGCATATTGTCGCTGGTGGACCTGGATTACCTCCACTAATCAAAGCAAGGGACAGTACATATTCTGTTAAGACAACAATTGGTGGTCAGACTTACGATTCTACAGATTTTATCAGTGTCAAGGCAGGTTTAAATTACAATATGACCGCTGGTGGTATTGCTAATCTAACAGCAACAGGAGCGATGAATATTAAAGGTGCATTAATTTTACTTAACTAAGCAATCACGTATACTGATCGTAAACTGGCACAAGGGGGGTTGATTTCTGGACCTAACCCTGATAAATTACTCTTGTAGCAAATCAGGCGAGTGCCGCAATTACTTGCATAACCTGGTTGACGCATCGAGCGTCTTCTGCTATAATATATTCATGCGATCGGGAGTCGAACCGATCCATCATCTGCGGGTATAAATTCCGCAAGTAAACAAAGGTAATTAAACAACAATGATCAAATCTGTATTCGCAGCAACCGCTGCCCTGTCCGTATCTGCTGGTGCTGCTTTCGCAGGACCCTACGTTAACGTAGAAGCCAACTCCGGTTTCACGGGATCCAGCTACAACGGAACCGCGACTGACCTTCACGTAGGTTACGAAGGCGAACTCGGTGAGTCTGCTTCGTACTACGTCCAAGGCGGCGCTACTGTAGTCTCCCCTGACGGCGGCGAGAGCGACACCGTTCCTTCTGGTAAGGCAGGCGTTGGTCTGAGTTTGACCGATGCTCTTGGAGCATATGGCGAAGTCTCCTTCGTTGGTAGTGGCGACAGCGACATCGACCGTGGTTATGGAACCAAACTCGGTTTGAAGTACAGCTTCTGATAAATAACGTTGAGACTCCTTTCGTGCGGTCTCTACAAAAGTCGGAACACCCAAGGGGACCTTCGGGTCCCTTTTTTCATGGTTCTAAATAATTACGTGGAAATGAGTGCCGTATGTTATCTACACAATATAGACTACGACTAGAATTTATTTGTAAACGTATCGCAAATAATGATGATGTAAAACTAGATGATATGATCTGGGCGCAGAAACTTGCTAAAGCAAATACATCTGCTAATGAGATGTTAAAAATGGCAAGACGCCAAGCATCACAAAACATTGAAGAAGGTAGCAC